ACAGTTAATCATAATCTTGGTGTAGTGCCTGAGATGATGTGGATTAAAAATAGAGATAGTGCAGAAAACTGGGCTGTTTATCATTCTGCCTTAGGTACGAGTAAGTATCTTCATTTAAATACAAATGATGCAGCATTAACACTTGATGCAGCAAATAGATGGAATAATACAAGCCCAACAGCAACACAATTTAGTGTAGGAACTTCAACGGAAGTCAGTCATTTTACAAGAGACTTCGTGGCCTACCTTTTTGCGACAGTCGCAGGTGTATCCAAGGTGGGAAGCTATACTGGATCAGGATCTGATCAAACTATTGATTGTGGTTTTACAAATGGTGCTAGGTTTGTTTTGATAAAAGTAACAAGTGATTCCGACAACTGGGTTTTATTTGACACAACTAGAGGACTTGTTGCAGGTAATGATGCTTTACTAAGTTTAAATTTAACTCACGCACAAGTAACTAACCTTGATTACATTGATCCACATAGTAGTGGCTTTGCTGTTCCAGGTAATGATTTAGCTACAAATAAATCAGGCGAAACATACATCTTCTACGCAATCAGCGCATAGTAAAGGAATAATACATGACAAAAGCAAGAGACTTAGCAAACTTAATATCAACAGGTAATCCTCTCGCTGATGGTGCAATAGCAGCTAGTGAAGTATCAGGGTTACACGCAGTAGCAACTAGCGGTGCATATAGTGATGTAACAGGTACACCTAGTTTAGCAGCCGTTGCAACTAGCGGTGCAGTAGCAGATGTAACTGGTGCAGCCCCACTTGCAGGTCCAACTTTTACTGGTGATGTTACACTGCCAGATAAGATTGTACATACTGGCGATACCAATACAGCAATACGATTTCCAGCCGATGACACAGTAGCTTTTGAAACTGGCGGTAGTGAGCGTTTTAGGTTTGCTTCGGCTGGTCAGTTAGGTATTGCTGGTGCTAACTACGGTACGTCAGGACAGGTGTTGCAGTCAGGTGGTGCAAGTGGTGCAGCTTCTTGGGCTGATGCTGGTGGTGGTGCTTATGAGGTAATTTCAGACGCTGCTTATAGCTCGGGATCAAGCAGTGTAACATTTAGTGTTAGTCCAGACTATAATTATCAAATTGAAGTAACAGGTTTAGAAGTAACGGCTGGTGGCAGTGAAGTTCAATTACAAGCTTCACATGATAGTTTTTCAAGTAAAAAAGTATGGGAATGGTGGGTATTAAGAAACGATAAATTTGGTGCTACTGCCGCGCATACATACAATGAATCGAGTTATGTTTATGCTAGAATAAGTTATGGTAATATTGCTGGTGATACTACCGATAGTGCTGCAATGATGCTTATTAATTTTCAGCAAAAAACTGGTAAATATCCTATTCATATGAGTGAAACTCATGAGCCAGATAACAGTTCTCATTATCCACAATTTATTAGATCAGTAGGTAGAGTAAGATCAACTGATACTATTAATCAAATAAGACTACTGCCAAATAGTGGTGATTTAAAAGCTTCTAGAATTAGATTATTGAGGAGAGCATAATATGGCTAATCATTATTTAGATGGTGTATTACTTGAAGAAGCACCTCTTGGTTTTACAGAGCCAACAGAAGAAGAAGCTACGGCTCAAAACATTGCAATCAAAGAAGAAATAGAAAGACAAAATCGAAATATTTTACTTGCAAAATCTGATTGGACACAAGCAAACGACAGTCCGTTATCAAACGATAAAAAAATAGAATGGGCTTCGTACAGAACTTTGTTGCGTGATTTACCATCTACTTCTGATTGGCCTAATGTTACATTTCCAACAGAACCTAGTTAAATGCAATGGACCCAGTTAGTTGCGTTGCTCTAGCGACAGGGGCGTACAAGACACTACGTGCGGCTATTTCTACGGGCAAGGATCTTCAAGAAATGTCTGGAACTTTGTCGCAATGGGGCAAGGCTTTTAGTGATTTTTCTAATCTTGAAGAGCGAGAGAAGAATCCACCATTTTGGAAAAAAACTTTTAAAGGGTCAGACGAAGAAACAGCTTTAGAAATTTTTGCTCAAAAGAAAAAAATGGAACAAATGAGAGCGGAAATAAAAGATCATATTTCTTGGAACTATGGGCCAAGTGCTTGGAAAGAAGTATTGCAAATAGAAGCAGATATGCGTCGCAGAAGAAAACAAGAGTTGTATAGAAAGCAAGAACAGATAGATGCAATTATTAACTTTGGTATTGGGTTTGTGATTTTTATTGTAGGTGGTGGTATTTTATTTATTGCATTTTATTATTTAGGTCAGTGGCAAGGTAGGTGGTAATGAAAGTAGTATTACATATTTTATTTTTAATGTTTGTAGCAGGATCTCCATTTTTATTTATGGCTGTTGCGACTAGTTAGATGTGGGTTTTGCTTTGGTTACAAGTTATTACTGGTAACTTTGACCACTATCATGTGGGTAGTTATTCAAGTGAAGAAGCATGCAAGTTAGCGCAGAAAGAAGCAAAAGTATTAGTAACTAATCAAAATTCTAAAGTAGTCTGTATTAAAATTGAACGGTGACAATAGCAGAATGGAAGGGAAGATACATAATCTACAACAATAAAGGTTATGTAATTATTATTACTAGAGACAAACGAATAGCCTTAAGTTATATAAGGAATTATTATGATACCAATAACAGCTAATTATTTAGATGAACTAAAGATCTTACCTCGCCTGGCATTTTTATGTCAGATTATTTTAACTTGGAAAGTATGTCTTTGGTTTATGACCCTTGAAGATCCGACAACACAACAATCAGCTTTTGTATCTTTAGTTACTGCTATGCTTTCTGCGTCTTTTGCATTATGGTTAGGCAAGGAAGCAAAGACAGATAGGGGAGGACACCATGTTCCAAACACTAATAGGTCCGATAGCTGAACTAGCAGGAGGTTGGTTAAATGCCAAAACGCAAGCCCAACAAGCAAACGCAAAACTCAAACTTACCGAAGCAGAAGCCAAAGCCAAGATCCTCGTCTCCAAAGAAACCTCAGTCCAAGACTGGGAAAGGATTATGGCACAAGGTTCTCAAAATTCTTGGAAGGACGAGTGGTTAGTTTTATTGTTTTCAATCCCATTGATCCTAGTGTTCACAGGTGAATGGGGTCGCACAGTCGTTGCAGAGGGATTCACAGCACTTGAACAGATGCCTGAGTGGTATCAGTATACTTTAGGCGTTATCGTAGCCAGTAGCTTTGCAGTTCGCTCTGCAACAAAGTTCTTTAAGAAAGGTTAGTCATGGCATTTAAGTTATCAGAACGATCAATGAGCAAACTCAGAGGTGTGCATCCTGATTTAGTTAAGGTTGTAACTACAGCTATAACTTTAACTGATGTAGACTTTGGATGTATCTGTGGCTTGCGTACGGAAGAAGAGCAGAAAGAACTTGTAGCTAAAGGCGCAAGTAAAACTATGAACAGCTTTCATCGAAGGCAAGCAGATGGATTCTCTCATGCTGTTGATCTGATGGCTTACGTTGGTTCTCGAGCAAGTTGGGAAGAAACTCTTTACGATAATATAGCTGACGCAATGAAAGCAGCAGCCGACCAACATGGTGTGGGTGTTACTTGGGGCGGTGCTTGGCAAGCAGATTTAAATGTAAGATGGTTAGATGTAAGAGATTGGCAAGGCACAATGGAAGATGCATCACTTGCTTACATTGATCTTAGACGTAGCCAAGGGAAGCGTCCTTTCTATGACGGGCCTCACTTTGAGTTGACCAGATAATTTTTTTTCCCAAGGAGGTGTTGATAAACTAATTGATTGTTTATCTTGTACAGACATTTTGCGTTTATAACCTAACCATTCTCTATCTTTCTTAGTCCACATTTGGTCGCTCCTTTGGTTTTACATCAGGCTGCTGAACTCCTGACATAAACGGTGTTTTCTTACAATACATCATGATTTCTTTGCCGTAGGTATCAGCTAGTATATCATACAAACTATCTAATATACCATCACCCATAGCATCATAACATTCTTGTTGGCTTGGGAATATAACACTGGTTGCTACCTCTTGATCTTCAACAACGTATTCTATGACAAGCAATGTATAAAATAACTTAAGCATAAGATTTCTCCCATGGCGCAAGTGGAATGGTTACTGTTTTCTTTCTGTAAACTGTGTCACATTTAGTCATTTTTTCTCCATATTTTTTCTTAAAAGATATACCATGATAATGAGCAAACCTTCTTAGTTTATCTTTATCCATGCCCATTATTCTTGCTGCTTCTGTAATAGTGTGTGTCATGTTATATTGCAGGATAAGGTTTTTTATTTCTTGTTTATGCCTTTGCTGCATTTGTTGATATGTTTCCATTTTCTGTCTCCTTTTTTTTCATAAATGCTATTCCACACTTGGGTATCATTATGTATTCCCTAGTCTCGATATGTTTGAACCCCATATACTCAAGGTCATCTCTGCCCTTCTCAGTACCCATGTACATGTAGTCAAACTTGATAGCGGCTATTGCCCTGTCGAAAGCTTCTCTTGCTTCGATTTCTAGTTCCTTTTCAGTTTTCATTTTATTTACTCCTCAAAAATAAAAAGACCTCTCCCGTGTTGCAGCACAGAGAGAGGCCAGTGATGTCAACTAGCAGGGAACGGAGAAAGAAAACCTGCTAAGAATGACTCTATCTCCAATTATCAGATTTGTATTCTTCTGCCTGATTACCCTGAGGCAGTTGTGCCTGTGTTTTATCAGGCGCTCCCATTGTTTTGTCTGACACATCAAATGTTATGTAGGGTTTATTATCTTTTTGTTTCTTCCACCCTGCAAGTCTTTTATTATCGAACAATGGTCCAGTGTAGTCTGGCGCTCCTGTTGCTGTATTATCATTAGGAAACAATACACCAACCTTTTGGAATACTTCTATTAACTCTGATCCGTCTTTTCTTTCTCGCAAGATCAGAGCTACTTTCATTGCCACACCATCACAGTCTAGATCACCTTGCAGTATAAACTGTTGATCTGACCATGGTGTAAATGCTGCACCTTTGTTTGTGTTATCATGTTCTGTCATATGTTTCTCCTTTAGTTTCTTTTAGGCCAACCAGAATTGCTTTGAGCAGGCGCTCCCTGCGCGGCATTATTGGGGGTGCCGCTCGGGAGCGACGCTTTGTTACCATCATCATCATCTTTTACTTCTGGCTCAATACCTGCCAGAGTAAGGATGCCATATCTTTTTGCATAGGTAATAGCAGAACCAACACCCTGCATATTGTTTTTATCCAAGACAAGATAGACTTTGGTAACTAGTTCGTAACCAGTTTTGTGAACAAACTTTGTCTCAGTATAATCACCAAGCTCATCACGATTGTTTGATTGCAGTAATACAAAGCCATGCTCATGCAATGCAGGTTTGATTGCTTCGAGACAAGCTTCAAAGCTTGCATACTTATGTCTGTTGAAAAATTCATTTGTTGAATCTTTTGCAGGTTTATCTACAGACTCTTGAAATTCTTTGAAGTCTGTAAACCATGAGTTTTCTTGTGTGTGATCTTTCATTGATTTCTCCTTGTAATTCTAAGTGATCCACGTTTGTCTCGTTTCACCGAGATCTGGTCGTTGTAAACTTCTCGTTCGTTATCACCGACCATTTTTTTAAGGTCTTTCTTTGCGTTTTCAAAGACCCTATTCTTTTCGTAGTATTGTACATATGTGACTGCTGCATCGCAGAAGTAGTTGTCTGTGCTTGCATCTCGTATGACCATGTTGTCGATCGGGATATGGTTAGTCGAGAGGTTCGGTGTGTCAACACCAATCGGTTCTTCGTTGCGTAACACGTAACCCCAGAAGTCCGACACCACTGCCCACATTGAATTGAAATAATCTTCATTGTACGAGACAAATGCTGACTCCCATTTACTGTTTCCAAAAATTACTGACAACCATATGCCCTCTGAACCTGAGAGTTTGCAATACAGTTGCAGTTGCGGCATATAATATTTGATTACATCATCCATGCTGTTGAATGGATTAGTATGCT